CACAGTGCACCAATAAAGGCTTCAAAGATATCCCCAAGTTTCTTCGTATTCGTACGTCCTGCAATGGCAGGCGATTCTTCGTTATGACGACTAATGATGTAGTATCGATCCAATCCAATTTGTTTAGACAATTGACCAATTCGCTCATTGTTTACGAGCTCTTTACGTGCATCGGTTAGAAAACCCTGCTTCTTCTCAGGATACTTTTTGCGAAGATACGTGGCAATACACACACCTAAGACTGAATCACCTTCAAACTCTAAACATTCATAGGATTCGTCCTGAAGGGGCATCACGCCTGCTGGACAAGGAGCGAGGTGGGCAAGACGTCCATCCGGTGTAGTGTAATCGGTTCTTCGAACATAGGTTGTATGGACCATGGCTGTTTGAAACATGCGTGGGTTGACCACCCTATAGTGAGGCAGCCCATGCTTGTGAAGAATTGAATGAATGTCCTTTTCAGTAAAGACACGATTTGCAGGATTGTAGGGACTATAACTATCCATTACAGTCTATCTCCTGGCTTGATTTAGGTCCGTTTTAATAATATTGAGGAAACACCATGCGCAAGGTGGCGTAGACCGCGCCAAAGACAACTGCATGGGTCACGACTTGAACGCGGCGCGATGAGCCTGGGGGGAGCGACAAAAGAACGCCAGGGGACAACAGAATGAAGAGAAGCACTGGAATAAGTACGTTGAGGTCCATTTGTATACTGGCACTTAAAAATATCTTGCATCAACATCATATATTGATGGAAAAAGCTTTGATCACCCTGACTGCCCGTGTTGTTCGCGCCCATCGAGAGATGGCACCGTGTATCGCGAGAATCCATACAGGGTTCATGGTAGAGACAAATCTTCAAACTGTGGAAAAAGACCTTCAACAACTGCAAGAGATGCTCCGACAAGTTCGCGAAGCACAGAAAGCACCCCCTAGGACCTATCACTCAAGTAATGTTTTCAACTCGAACGAATATTCATCCGCAACCAAAGTGTGCTCATGACGACGCACGATCTCTTTCATTACATCTTCCCCATGTTCAGGAAGAATTTCTATCAAGTAGTTCTGAAGTTGCTTCTTCGAAAGCGACCACCCCTTCTTCCATTCCCCTGGCTTCTTCACTTGAAACACCATCTTCGACGCATTGAGTTCAATCTTTGCAGGTAACGAGGTAGTCTCAGTGTACGCAGCGGCTAAATCCAATTCAAGCGTTTGACGATGTTCGCGAAGGTCTTTTGCGCGAGTGTTTACGTCTGCGAGTTGCTTGTTGTTTTCTAAATAGCGAGTGAGTATTGGCTTTAGAGTGTCCATGCAGTCTTTTCCTTCTACGACGAGTTTCCGTTTTCTTTCCACCCTTCTTTCCTTGTTTGACTAAGTTCAGTCGTGCATTTCGTATATCTCTTTCAGTACCCTCTGTCATTTCCGAACACGAAAAGTCAAAGAGTACAATATTCTTTACACCCCTTTCCTGTAAAAATGTGACAATCGTGGATAACCGAAGTAAATACTGCTCTTCACTTTTTGTAGAACCTCGAGTCATAGTGGCTCCAGGTCGTTCCGATACAATGATTGAATGAAGATCCGGTTGACCTACTACATTGAGTGCAGTGATCTTATAGTCGTCAACACTTTCAAGTCCTTCACCATCGGACCTACCAAACTCTTTATTAATGATAGGCTTCCCAGATTCATAGTTTACAATTGAAAACCCCTTATCTGTGTGACGTAAAAAGTTACTCATATCTGTATCTTTTTCTCCTTTTAACTGACTTCGGATAGTAGGTGTCGTATCGGATTCTAATGTTTTTAAAGACTGAACAAGGGATGCGAGATTAGGCTCTATCTCTTGATAGGTTAGGTCTGGACTACCAAACACTTTACGGATAGAGGCATTCGCTTTTTCTATTTCACTCTCTGTAGTTACATTACACACTCCTGGAGCCACTGCACTTATCTTTATAATCCGCATACCGTCTGGGACTGTAAATTCCGCTACAGCTCCATTTTCAACCGACATTAGTCCATGAACGGTGATGGATAGAACCAGCGTCTCTGGAAACTTCATTACTACTAACGTATAAAGTATCCGAAGTGAATAAGGGATGTTTGACGAAGACGAAATAAAACGGCTCTGTGAAGTCTACAACCGTGAACATCCAAAGGAACGACCGATCGCCTGTAAGCGATCGATGGAAGCAACCTGGAAGGAGCTACAAAAACGACTGGCATCCAAGTGCAAGACCGGTCGATCGGAATGTATCGTCTCCAGTCTCTTACGTCGACCTAAAGCTCCGAAAGAGTGGCAAGTCAACCGTGAAGAATGGCTGTCTTCCGATGACATTGATGCATTAGAAAAGAACTATATGGACATCTTTGCAGATTATATGTATGTGGGCACAGTTCCTATGGATTTTGATCTACAAGACGAAACTCGCAAGTGTGTCGTGAGCACGTTGTGTTCGATGAAGTTGAAGTCTCTCTACGACAAGGGAAAACAACGTATTGGAATTGTTGTGAATACAGATCCACACGATGGTCCAGGTCAACATTGGGTTGCGGTGTTCTGCGACATTCGTCCTGAATTGGAGTATCCTCGTATCACCTATTTTGATTCGTATGGAACCTCGCCTGAGCCTGAAATCAAAACGTTGATGAAACGTTGGAAAGAGCAGTGGGATGCAACTGGAATCCATTCCAAAGGGATGAAAATGACCTACAACAAGACACGGCATCAGTACAAAGATTCTGAATGTGGAATGTATTGCTTGTATTTCCACTACGCATGCCTCATGAACCTTTCAATGAGCCGTTCGATGCCAGACGATGTCATTAACGCATTTCGTAATTTGTTGTTCACAATGCCTAAGAAAGAAACATAGGAAGTAGAATAATGGAGTGGCTGATTACCATCGTATTAGTGTTGTTCATTGTCTACCTTCTCTACGATGAAACCTTAGGCGAAGCACCAGTCCTTACACCTCGAAAGCGATTGTGTGATTACTATGTCGCCGGATCGGTCTATCAAGACATTCCAGCTGCATTGGCTCGTGGAGTGCGTCTTCTTGAAGTCCATGTGTATTCCGATGAACGTGATCAACCAGTCGTCGCACTGAAGCCACAGAACGATGGATACGACTATACAGAAGAGAATGTATCGTTTGAATCCGTCTGTATTGACATTATCAATGACGCCTTTCCTTCAGACGATCCGTTCATCTTATCCATTGTCCCTCACACACTCAAGACAGTGACGTTGGATTTGATTGCAGAACATCTATTGACTATCTTACGCCGACGTCTCATTACTACACATAACCCCATTCCTACACTTCCTTTAGACGTCTTGAAGGGTAAGATCATCATTGTGTCTGGAGGTACAATTCACGGATCCAAGCTTGAACCTCTCGTGGACCTCTCCTGGAACGAGTCTGGACTTCGTCGTCTCAGCTATCAACAGGCACTTCACCCTCGTGATCCTGAAGACCTAGTGCGTTTCAATAAGGACCATATCACCTTGGTGGCTCCAGAAACAGAAGTGAAGACGGTCGGTGCCAATCCAAACCGTCCTAAGGCGCTGGGGTGCCAGTGGAATTTATTGGACACAACAGGAAGCGGCTTCGTAGAGAAATCGTTTCTTGTGCGTTAAATAAAAATGAACACAGAAACAACTGCAGCTGGCAATGTAATTTTGAAACCAAGTGGAGGTGAAACCCCCATGGAAGGCGGCAAGAAGTCCGCATGGATGAGCCACGTCAAGAAGACCATGCGTGCCAACAAGGGCAAGCCTTTGTCCGCGGTCTTGAAGATGGCTGCCAAGTCCTACAAGAAGACTGCCAAGGTCTCCAAAAAGAAGAAGAGTCGCGGTATGTTCAAATTGTTTGGTGGCGCCACTACTAGCGCAGGTCCTGATGCAAGCACCGCAGGATCTGTAGGTCAAATGGAAGGAATGGGCAACTATGGATCAATGGGCGGTCGTCGTCGCAAGTCCAAGAAAAACGGATCTAAGAAGTATTAAACACTAGACTTCCCCCCTGCCAGAATGGATCAAGACCCTAAAACTCGTAAAGAAACCAAGAAGACCGCAAAAGACAAAGCCAAAGGTAAGGACACATGTTACTCTGCGAAACATGTGCGCCAACTGGAAGCCCTGAAAGACAAGAAGAAGTAACTACAATAAGTATTTATGGCTGACACGTCGTGTCATTCTGTGGTCTCGTTGCTTCGTATACTTTCCACCCCTCATACGCCTACAGGTTTTTCCCTTGTACGTCTTACGTGAGCAACCGCTCTTGTAATACGCCAATTGAGCCATATAGCCACGATACCCTTTGAGTGGAGCTTTTGCAACTGCAGACAGTGTATGCATGAGTTTGTACATCCATTTCGTATAGTGTTTTTGACTTTGTAAGTCTGGTTCATTCGCAGTAAGATAGGATTGAAAGACAGACCGAAAGCTTTCAAACGGATAGGCAGCGGCAAGATGATGCAGGAACTCACGTTGAATCGACATATCGCGTGGCTCAGGCTTGTCTGGGAAATTATAGGCAATCGACATTAAGAAATCTCGACCTGGAACTGCATTCGGTTTCATTGCAGTATATCGAGCCTTGACCTCTTCAAAGGTTGGATCTGGACCTGGATCAATCACTGCAGGATCCTCTGCACATTGAGACCGAAGTTTATGATTGACCTTATTGTGAATGTCGTAGAGCCATCGATCATAGGGTTGAGTGAGTGGATGCTTTGTCACATACTCTGTGGTGGACGCACGGCAATACTTACAGGGAAGAACGAGATGCATATCGTCTAAGACATCACGCGCATTGGGCGATGTAAACGCAATCAAATGAAAGAGCTGCCACCCTGACGGCCCCCAGAACCGTGTATCCATTACTCCTCTTATGTTAAAAGATTATCCTTGTTAACAAACAAAATGCTTGATACAAAGGATATTATCATCTTAACAGCTGCGTTCTACCTTGGGTCTGTGGTGTCTCGCTTTTTCGCAGCCCTCACCGACGGTGTCATTTCCCCTCTTCTCGCCCCCCTTGGAGGCAAGGGTATCCAAGAATCTGTTATGGTCATTGGAGGCGTCACACTCAAGACTGGCGAGCTCTTGGCTGCAACCATCCAGCTCATGATTTCATTCGCCATTGTGATCTACATGATCGGCATCCTCCGCACCTACTACCTCTCCAAGATTGGTGCTTCACACAACAAGATGGCGTAAATAGAAAAACCTATCAGTGAAGTATAAATGGATCCATCAACACCAATCGAACCGCCTAAACAACGAACCTGGGGTGAATATGTTGGTTCGTTCAATCCTTTCGGAAGTTCAACACCTGCGCCAACAACTGGAGGCCGTAAGTCTAAGCGCGGTCGCACCTATCGCAAGGAGAAGCGTCCGGCTAAACGGCGCCGAAACGGAAGGAAGTCCATCCGTTCCTAGAGTATTTGCCATGTCGTTCCTCCAATCGCTTCTTCAAATCCGTCGCACTTCCACGATGACCCAACTCGTTCTGTCGCTTCCACTCCTGGAACGTAGCTGAGACATCATTCCATGACACGCTGGTTTCCGGCATCAGTTCGTCAGTATGAACATACTCGCGAATGAATCGAGCAATGATATCCGAGTCGTCCTGGTACTCGTTGGTGTACGCATCCACTTCTGGAGGAGGAGACAACTTTCCAAGACCTTTGCCTTCGGTGTAGAGGTGAATGAGATAGCTCATGAAGCAGGTCGCCCACTCGGAAGACAACACCTTTTGCTGAATCGTCTCATCTACCATATACTGGTTCGGTCCTTGTGGGTTCATTACGAACTTGGACGGAAAGCCAATCACCTTCAATCGTCGCCAGGTGCCTCCGTCATTCGTATTCACTGGAGGCTTCTCGTTACATGCCAAGTGCATCTTGGCCTGAACATCAAATTCTACGATCTGCTTGGATCCTGCAAACAAGTCGCGTCCAGACACCTTCTCGCAACTCGTCAACTCCTTGAGAACACCTGTAGACAAGGGTTCTCCTTCATCTGGCTCAGACATCATCACGAAGCGGCGACCCTTCATACGAATCAATTCAGGAGCTGCAGCACCTGCCTTGTTACGCTTCTGTGTGAACATCGCCACATTCACCTTGTAGCAGTAGTCGCCCATCGCGGTTGCCATCAAATTCAACAACATCGACTTGCCGTTCGAACCGTTGCCTGTCATAATCATGAAGCGAGGTTGGAAGACACCTGAGATACAGGTCGCAAGATGCTTCAGGAAGAACATACGAACACTGGGAATCGGTAAGATTTGTTCAAGGAAGACTTTAAGTTCTTTCCAGCAAGGGAAGTCGTGATACTTCATCTCAGGATTGTAGTCGATGTTCGTGCACATGCTGACATAGTCGTCTGGACGACCCTCTCGGAAGGTCTGGGTCAATGTGTCGAACATTCCATTGTTGAAGGCGATGATGTGCTTGTTATCGTCAAGCTTCTTAGCGAACTCGGCATCGTGGAACAGCACTTGGCACTCACGCATGATGTTGTTCTTGAAGGCATTGCTCTTGAGCTTCAATCGAACGGTTGAATACTGCTTCATCTTCTTCTCGGATTTACATCCTTCACATTCAGGGTCAGGCTCCTTGTGTTGACATCCTACATGCTTGAGTCGTTCTCCTTCAACCAGAGACTTCTCCAAGAACACCTTGGCTACATCCGAGGAAAGACGCTTCAAGAGCTCTACACCCTTCTCAGAGTTCTTCCAGATGTGTCCCACATAGTAATACCAATCGTTGTTGACGAAGGAACCACATCGGAACTCGTCTCGATACTTTGCATGAACCACCAAGGCCACATCGTAATCGGATGCAGTTGCAGCCGCATCGTCGACTAGCTTGTCCACATTTCGGCTCTCAATGTCATCGTATCCGGCTCGGTTGTCCTCTCGCGACCAGTATCGCAAGCTCTTTTCACCAAGACGTTCACCTTCCACACGGAAGCCAAATCCGTTCCACTTGTTCATGCATTGAGACTGATTGTAGCTGCCTGGCTTGGTCGCATTGATTTGCTCGCTAAAGTCTTGGAACACATCCTCTAGATCAGGATGAATATTCTTCAGGCAGACACCCACTTCAATCCACTTGTCATAGTCGGTATGTCGTTCGGAGTTGAGGTTGAAGACATGGTCGCGAATGTATTGTTTACGAACTGCAGTCAATGGTTCAATGTATTGTCGTCCAGGGGAAGACGCGCGAGAATCGTTGGTCTCACGTGCAGTTGTGCGTCCACGTGACACACATCGAGCGACTTCAGTGGAAGGTGCCCTGCAGTTCTGCTCGCCGTGAGGTGTCAAGGGTGTCTCTTCCGACGCAACTGAACGTGTAGAGAGTTTACGAATCAAGTCCAGTGTAGGCACTGCAGGGACATCGGTATCGACGCTGAGTTCACTAGTCTGATAGTCGTAGTCTATCACATAACGAACCTTGTAAGGTAGTGCTCCATCGTCCTTCTTCTTCGACCCTAGAACAGGCCAGTTTCCATTGTGATTGAGAGGGCTGGTGTCGTAGACCTTGTTCCAGTCGTGCATGAGCCCAAGGTTTGGGAAGAACTCTTCCATTCGGCGCACCAAGACACGACGCACAGTCTCTTCCACGGAAGGACGAGACTTGATCGAAGGAATCTGGATATGAATGCCAGATGCAGAGAGGTTCTTGCTACGTTGGAAGGTAGGATTGTCCTTCTCCAAGACATAGATTTCCACATCGTCTTTCAAGTCCACGAGCTTTCGCACTTCCTCCATATACGCCTTCACGAAGGCCATAGTTTGTTCTTGTGTATGCTTGTGCTCGTCAACGATCCCTTCATACTTGAAGTCCAAATCCACACGAAGTTGTCCAATTGCAGTGGAACGTTCTGTGTAATACATCGGCACGCCGTTCAAGAGGTTCGCATTGTAAAGCTTGTAGAATTCGTTTAGGTCATCTGAGTTCACTAGCCAATGGTCATGGCTATCCTCCATTGTAGAGAATGTATAGGGTTGTCCATTTGCTGTCTTCCGTCCTACCCTTTCCTGATCAGACTTTCCATTGGGATTTCCCTTTAGAAAGTAGTCAAGTTTAGTAGACATGCTGTGTTAGTAGGGCCGATAAGTTATTGCAGAGCCGTCCGTTTTTACCGCACGTTTCCAGATTTCAAAAAGGAATCTATCCACGACAAACAAGAGACCAGTATGAAGTTCTGTAGCGAGTGTAATAACTTTCTCTACCACATTGAAGAACGTGCTGGAGTTGCTTATCTAAAATGCCGCAGCTGTCCCTTTGAAGAAGCCATAACAAAGGCGAATCCGGTTGTCTACGAGCACGACTTACAACAGGATACGTCAATTCAATATTCAATCAATCCTTATCTGAAGTATGATCCTACATTGCCTCGGTTTACGAATATGGTGTGCCCAAATGACAAATGTTCTACTCGAGGACGCGAGTCGAACATTGTAGGGATTAAGCTAGATTCGGTCAACGTTTCGTGGATGTACCAGTGTGCAGTGTGTGAAACCACATGGAAACAACTTGCACGAGGTCCTTAAGCGTGATTGCCGCCTGCAGCCCATCCTGCGTTTTGAGGTAGACGAGTGTAGGTGCTCTGTGAAGACTTGAAGCCAATTGGTAGTCCTCCTGGGCGTTGGAACTTGGATGAGTCTACACCAGTTCCAGTTCCTATTGAAAGTGTTGATAAGGCATTGGGGTTGTTTGGATAACTAGGTTGAATGGGGCTGACTCGAGCGTTGCCGACGAGTTTGGAAATGGTAGGATTGGCGACCAAAGACGCTTGGGATGTCAGGATATTTGCACTTAGAACACTTTGTTGGAGTGTCACGTTGTCTCGTGTTTGAATACCTGGACGAATTCCAGTTTGTGCTGCAGCCTTGAATTTTAAGTAGTTGGTGTAGTCCGACGCAGAGAGAGTTGGCATTACTTTACTTCACGAAAAACCTTCCGTTGAACTGCGGCGACTTCCACTCAGGAATTGCGAGGACTGATTGTCTAAAATACGCTTCTTGTCCTACATCGGACGCACGAAGCTGAGCGTTTTGGTATCCACCCTTGGTGACCGCCAGAAAGGTTCGCGACTTTTTCTCTGGATCTGCAGGGATGGTTGCATGGGCTCGTTGAAGGCGAGTGACACTGGATGCATCAGGGATGTATGGCATTTATGTAAAACGTAAGATTTTCACACAAAACAACTTGATCAATAACAATGGAGCAAGTCAAACCGATCTTTCGAGCCGAAGTCGTCGAATCCATGAGCCAGCCGCGGACCACTCGTAAATACTTTACGAAATATGAATTTACAACGTTGATGGCGACACGCTCTCAACAGTTGGCCGAAGGCGCAAAGCCACTGGTGTCCATTGAAGGGTTGAAATCCAGTGATCCGATGTTCATTTGGAATGTGGCAAAGCGTGAGATTGAACAGCACAAACTTCCGTTTCTGATCCGTAGGACGTTGCCGAACGGAATCTCGGAATATTGGAGCGCTCAAGAGATGGAAATGATGTGGTAATTACTTCATCATAATCGCAATCAAAATAGCCAACAGCAATAGAATGATGGCGTCGTGCCATCCATGTTGAGACGTAATTGTTCTAAACTCAAGTAGATCTCGAAGACCTCCGAGACCTGCTTGAATTAACGCAATGACGACTAATGTTACGATGATCCACAGTTTAGTTGTGCTCATTATTACCTACCGGAGAGACGTTCTAATGCATCGGCGGAGGGAGGATACAATAACAAGGGGGGTTGAGGTGTGGGTGGGACAAGAGGAGCTGGTGGTTCAAAGGTAACGAGTTTCATGGCTTGTGAAACATCGATACTGTTTTGAGGAAGGAACCTTGCTTTTTCAACCAACAAGTCTCGGTGCACGCGAGACTCTATAGTCATAGACTGCGAGCGGTTCATTGTAATCAATAGAATGAGGAGGATTGCACCCAATGCAAGAAGTACAGTGTTCTTGAGTTTCATTGTGTTTAGCATAGAAAAACGGAAGTGCCGGAGGATAACAAGAATAAGGTATGGATTTCCCACTACCCATTCGTTGTTATACATGTAATTTGCCGATCGCAGGGAAGTGGAACCGATATGTGGAACTCGTGAAAGGAAATCGAGTAGAAGACGGACGCCCAGAGAATGATTCCTTAGTCTATCTATCCACGACCACTAAGAAAACCGCTGAGGGGAGGGCTATGGACGACTTGGGTCTTACGAGGGAATGTTGCCGGCGTCATTTCTTGACGCATCCTGGTCGCTAAGTGTGGGTTTGAACAAAATGAACATTTAGGGAACCGTGTAAGGTGAAAACAATCTTCAGTGGAACAATAATAAATTTGGGGTATACGAATACGAAGGGTCTCCATGATTTTTGTTTGCTTGTAAAGATTAAATGTCTTCCTACAGTGAATACCTTGGGCGGATGAAACAACGTATGCAAACTGTCAAAGATACACGTCCTCACCGCGACGCAGGGCACCAAACAGAAATTGTCAAACGAATTGCAGCTTCAGGTGTCTTGGATTCTAAAACGCCCAGATCTGCAGGTGTAATGGTCTTGAATGGTCCCTCTACTCGGATCAACTCATATTACGGTAAGGCGCATTCAGTTCAAGATGCAGCGATCTACGCAGACTATGTATCTGGACAAGCCGTTGCACAATCCGAGATGCGTGTCAATGCAAAAACGCCTCAGATCAATGTTACCTGCTATTCCTCAACCGCAATTCCTGAGTATAACGATAAGCTTCGAACGGATTCTTCTTTGGCTGCCATTCAAGCTGCAAAGAATGCCTATCAACTTGGATATGTCACAAACGCTGCATGTGAAGTGCGTGGTGAACCTCCAGTGTTTGCAGGCAGCTGTACAGGCAAGTTGACAGTTGCACAACAGAATGCTCTCAAAGATAAAGTAGGAACACGAATCCACACCTCACAACCGAATGCGTAATCTTACTTACGCGATTACCTCCTCTTTTTAGCATGTTGACGGTGTATACCTATCGAGTTGAAAAGCCAAAACATTGCATTGATTTTTCATTTACCTCCTTGGAAACATTGACCGAAGAATGTATCTCTGTCTACGAACATCAAACGAATGTCCATCTATGGTTTGGATACCTCGACGGATGGATGCTCGATCCGAAAGAAGAAGTGAGACTTCGGAAAGTCCTTCGTAAATTTGACTGTTCGTTAGTGACAGCGTTTCCTCTTGCGCTCAGTCAAGCCTGGAAAAACGAAATCAATATCATTTACACAGACAGTTCATATGGACACGCCAACACTCACTACAATGGTCGTGCTGTATACGACAGGCATACGATTGGACACTGATACACTTGTACGAGATCTCCCAATTACCGATACAGTGATTAAGATTGAAAAGCAAGGTGTATTACGTAGAGGCGAATCGCGAAAGGATCGCATTCGTCATCGAAAGACACCTCCAGTCTCTCGCAGAACGACTGGCTTTGGACACAATAGCATAACCATTGTCTTACTATCCTCTGGAGATGGATCTCTTCTCAGTAAAGAGATTACTGTAAAAATCTTCCAAAACGGTGTGTTTCATATCACAGGCGTCTTGGACGAGAAATACGATCGACATGTCGTCTCTCACCTACACGAACAAATCCTGGCAACGTGCCCAGGAGCTATCACCGGTGAGTGGAATTGTGCTCGACGTGTTGTGCTGATGAATTACAAGACCAAATTGACTGGAGTCACTAACCTTTCACGTGAAACACTCCATGCACGCGTGAGACAGAAGGGATTCAAGACCAATTATGAACCTGCAGTTTACCCTGCAGTGAAGATCTACTTTCCAGAGACCAAATGGATTGCTAAAGTCTTTCGAACTGGAAATGTCATCTTGACTGGAATGACCGATGCTTCAGAATGTCAACGATTGGTGGATCAATTGCGTGAGGTTATCGCTTAAATCGTAGGGTATTACTATAAATATGCAAGCTCGAGAACTCACTCAAGAGGAAATCACAGAAGGAAGTCAACACATCAACGATAAGGATTTGACTGCAACACAAGTTCAAGCGTTGGTTCGTGTCATGGATGAAAGCAAACGAAAGTTCAGACGTCTCAAAGAGAATGGACTCAAAACTCAATACGAAGAGGAATTGAAGAAGGAAAACACGGTTCTCTACTACAATTACCCAAGTCTTTTTCAATTACACATAGAGGATCGATTGGACCAGACGTTCTTTGAAATGTTGAACCTCAAGCGAAAAATTGAAAAAGGTGAGCTAACGCCTGAACAGGCGTCCGCAGTGATAGGTAAACAATTATTCAATCAGTTTGTTCCTCATACCATTTCAAACAGTGCACCTCCTACTCGTATGTCCTACGAGGAATTCTATCGCAACTCTACTTGAGTTCAGTGCGGATCTCATCTAAGAGTTTTCCCATGACGTTCTTTCCAGGCCACTTTGCAGGATCGTTTGCCTTGGACGTATCTGCAGAGGTTCCAATCCCCCAGAACTTGCTTCGTGGATCGGCTTCTGCGAGTGGACGTGTTCCAGTTTCGCGCAGTTTCTTCAGTAACTCTGGATGCTGCATGAATTTGGCTTTGAGACCTGTTCGCATCACTCGTTCAGACGCTTCTGTCCATACATCTTGATCAAAGTTCTTAACCTTTTTCCCATAGGCTTTGACGGACTTTGCACTCGGTGTCTTCAGGATCTTGGCTTGAGCGTCTGCGTCTCCAAACTGTTTGGCTTTAGACCATTGGAAGTAATGTTCCACGGTAGGGAATGTGATACCTTCTACTTGAATGGGTGCTTCATACAAGGCACTCAAGTACTGAGTCTCATTCAAAGCTGGATTGCCTGAGAAGAAGAACACAGGCGGATTCTCAACTGGAACCTTGGCTTTCAACACACGTTTACCCTTCTTCTCCTTCGGTTCCTCTTTGGGAGCCTCCGTAGGCAACACAGGAACTTCAACTTCTTGGACCTCCTCTTTGAGTTCCTTCTCCACACGTTTGAAGACGAAGCTGCGATGAAGGAATGAGAATGCTTGGAGGTCTCCAGTCAACGTGTATTGAGTTTGGGCTGCATAGTGATCGTTGAACAGTGCGGTGTTGATCAACTCGAACCCATTCTCCTTGAGGATTTCAGTGACACGTCCGAAGGGAACTAAGAACTCCTTTGTAGGTCTCTCAAAGCTCTCAAGTTTCACGAGGATGGCTTTTCCAAACTCTTCCGTCCATCCATCTCCGTCGGCATATTGCTTGGTCATTTCGCCAAACACTTGACCTCCACTTGCGTGGAAGATATGTCCAGACTTTCCTAGAAGATGTGAGTAGACTGCTTGTCCATCCATACAGGTTCCGAAGAACACTCCTTTTCCATGACGTGTAAGGTTGCCTACAAAGGCTCTGAATGTCTCTTCTGTCTCGCACGCATAATGGATTGCAAACTGACACGAGATGATATCAAACTCAGTTAAGCCTGCAAACTTGGTAAGATACTCAGTGGTTGCTGGTTCACGACGATCCAGAATTTTGAGGTATTTGGACTCTTGATCTAAGAGTGGTTGTGTCATATCCGCTTCAATGAACAGAGTTGGAGGTAATCTCTGTTTAGCATTCTCGCGAATGTATCGAACACATGCACCTTGACGTGCACCTTCCAAGTTGCCTCGTGAAAGGTCAAGACCTACAATCAAGGACGGTTTCGTCTTGCGCCATTTGTGAAGGTCATTCGCACGTCCAACTGCGAGTTCAAGCAATGTATCGCCTGGCTTGACAGTGGATTGATAGAGTGATTCCTTGACTTTGTTGTGAAACGCCATGGCATCCTTCATGACACGATCACGTGCTTCAAGACTGTCTCGGTAATACAGTTCGTCTTCGAAGGTATCGTCTGGAGGAGAACTCTGTACAGTGCGTATCATCTCTTCTGTCACTGGATTGTGGATGTTGGTCCAGATTGCATCGGCTACGTGGATGTCATTTCCGAACTGAGGTTCTTTCAATACACGGTATTGATAGGTCTTATCGTAGCGTGTTCGCATGATTTTCCATCGTCCTGTCTCCACATCGCGTGCACACTCGAGAATGGTATTGTCTTCTATGCGATTCCCTTCCATGTCCACTGGAATACCCTTCCCATTGACTGGAATGAGAATCTCGTAGGCTTCTGGAGATTTAGGAGCAGTTGGTTGAAAGGGTGATGGAACACGATCACGTGTCTCTGAAATGACACGAAGATCACTGGGTATCTCTGGTTGTTTGTATTCTCCAGTCAACGTCTCACACGGATAGAGAATATCCGATCCTGGAGAGCGACCGACAAACAGGTTGCCTCGAACCACACGTTGTTTCAAGACTGGATCGTAGCTTTCACCCATCTTGAAATTGACAAGGAAGTCAATGGAGTTCTGAGACGCTGGTTTCCATTTGTAGACGGTCAACCACGTATCGCCTCGTCTCTCTTGGATCGGAGCTACTGCGGAAGCACGTGGAGTAAACACAAGTCCATCGGTTGGATACTCGAACTGAGTATCGAGAAGTGTTCGAATAGCCTTTTCCATTGCAGCGCCATTCCCTGCAATGAAGAGCTTGGTTTCAATGCGCATAGGTTTCAATGCGGACAAGGCTACAAAGTCTTTCTTCAGGTCTTCTACGAAGAGATGTGCACATCCCAATCGGCTTTTGAGTGGAGCACGTGTCACATCGTCATCGGTGGTCATGAGTGGCAGACGTGTGATATTCTTGCTTCGGAAGGTGTAGGCATCAAAGATACAGAAGAGATTGCGATCGGACAAGTATTCGCCGTCCATCACGTCTCCACTGTGAGTGTCTTTCAGTGCTGTCAGACCAGTCCAGGCAATACGTCCGTCTCGATACCAACGCAGCACACGCTTGTCACGAGACACAACAAGAAAGCATCGTTCACCATCAGCCTTGTTCGTGACAGTGTAGCCTGAAAGGATGTTGTTGGGTCGATTGACGACCAAGTGTCTGCGTTCCATCGTGACTGGGTTGACGAAACGCATCTTCAAGCCTTCAACTTCCATACGGTAGCGTTGGAGATCAGACTCTGTGAGAATGAAGGCAGACTGCTGATAGGCTGCAATCAGAGGTTCAGCCGTTCGAAGGAAGGCTTTTACAATGTCTTTGGGAGACCGTGTCTTATCCATGAGTTCAAGTTCAAGTTCATAGCTGGGAATTTGCTTGAGGACTTCTCCAAAGGTCTTGTGGGTTTTCAACTTGGTCTTCACGAGAGACAAGTCAATTCGCAGGATCTTGTCATGAGTCATCCATGATTTGCGGTGCAGTATGCGTACATGTGACGCAGGATCCATAGGTGAACCTGAGAAATCCTTACGCAAGGCCTCTTCATGACGTAGGGTAAATCGTAGTTTTAGTTCTGGGACATCTAGGGTATCGTTGGACCCAGTCTTTTGAACTTCAAAGTATCTACGTTTTCGCTCTACGGAAAGAGGGACGCCGCGAAAGCTATTCGTGCTACATACCTTGAGAATGTTCTCAGGGCCTTCGACCGTTACACGTAGACCATCGGCGTATGAGAACTTGGCCGAGTGGTGATCGATTGCAATGGTTTCGGTCATCGCTTCGATTGCCTTGACAATTCGATCTGCTACGTCTTTGGTTTGAATCTGTCCTGTCATAACTTTGATTTCAAGTTCAGCATGTTTATCTCGAGTTGCAATTGACGCTAATTCTTCAATGTCCTTTTGGACAGACGAAGGAATGAGAGTCTCCATATTATCTTTCTGGTCGGACGCATTTTCGTCCGTTTTTCAAAACGGAAAGTCCTTTTTGAAGTAATCAACTGTATTCAAATGGAACAATTACTCTCACTCTTAAAGACACTCGAGGCTTCAGACTTACCTGCTATGGGACAGGAAGACTTGATCCTTCAACCCTCTGACCACGAACTCGTGAATCAGATCGCATCGTATGCATGCGGATATCTCATCAATGAAGTCGGTGAACCTCACTACGAACTCATTGACTCGTTGTATCATCAACATAACTACTTTGTACACCCAGGGTCACGCAAATCCGATGGTCATGCAACTGGGTTCCTTGTCAGTCAAAAAGGCTTTATCGCCTTCGGCTAAGTGTCATACTCTTACGTTGATCCAAGTAAAATGCAACGAGTGCTTCAATCTCAATCAAACATTCATCGGATAAGGTGTCGCTTGAGACGAGCACAGTGTTTTGCGTTTTTGTATAACTGTCTGTATAGCGTTTCACAATGTCAAAGACTTGTGCATGTTCATCTGCATCGAGTTTCTCAAGCTTTTCCTTCAACTGTTCCTTGCGGCTTCGGTTCATTTAACTTTGCTTCAGGATTCAATCTCACTCTTCGTTTACGCGCATTGGGTTCTGCACCTTTTGTGGATGCGAGATCGACTGTGACTTTTTTTACTGATTCACCCTCTCCTGGAACTGGAGCTGCAAGCAATGGAAGTCCATCGCCGACTTCTGTCGTTTGAGTTTCGGATCCTTGAGCTCGTATAATGGAACGAAGCTTTCCCAAAACCACAATCGTTTCATCTCCTTGCTGAAATCGAGCACCTTCGACTTCAAATTCAATCTCTTGACCTTCAGTGAGTGCTTCAAAATCATCAAGTCCAATATGAAGGTCGCGAGGAAGAAGTGCTTTGATTGGTGTCAACTCTGCATGAATACCAATCTTACTCTTGAGAGTGACTGGCATACGGAATACCTGCTTTGGATGTGGCATACACACATCGGCTTGAAACTTGACTGTGTAATCCAATCCTCCTTTGATCAGGTTTGTGCGTCCCAAGGAATGTTCAATCACGGTAATCGATCGTCGTTGAATGTATCCTTCCGCTACGCATACACCTTCATACTTCATACGTAATTGTGCAACCAAACTCGACTGAATGTTGCGTTGTAGAAACTTGGCATCAATGTGGACATTTCGCACTAAGGTACGACGTTCAAACAAAGGATCACCCATAGTGTCGTTCTTATTAACTTTACTTCATTCATTTTCTAAACGCCTCTGTGAACGTATCTTGATTGGTTGTTTGTCCTTTGGAACCTTTTCCATCGTATAAGCAGCTCAACTCTTCTGGTGTGATCCAGACACAGTTATGTTCCTCACGAGAGAGGAGTTCAATGTACATACACCGTTGAGGACCGGTCATTTCTTTAGCTTTACCTTGCTTTGCAGGGAGTTTAGGCAATCCAACGCCTTTTGAGTCCGCAAACTTTGCAAAGGCATTCATGACTGCAGTTGTATTCTCGCCTGTATCGCAGACGATCGGTTCGAACTTCTTACCGGATTTATCCAGTTTGCGTGTGATGGTCTCTCCGTCTACAGTCATCTTACTCAGGGTGAGCTTATCGTTCTTCAAGGATGCAAACACTTTCTCTTTATTCTCGATGAACCGTTGAACCAACTCAGCGTTCCATGCACGAACTGCAGACAGATCATCTCCAATCGGCTGTTCTGGAGGATCGAATGTATCTTTACCCAACACGACATAGTTCGTATCGCCTACAAGAAGTCTCTTTGCAAACGGAAGGGTAGCCGTTCGCACTAACGATCGTTTCTCGTTCTCAGTCAATTGATGGTCAAAGATATATCCATTCAACACGTCTTTTGAAAATCGAGCACGAACCACTTCAGGAAAGGGGAAGGCTTCACGTTTGAGATCAATTAACTCCGTGTTGACTTCAGTAGGCTTCTCTTTCGGTGGTTCTGGTAAGTCGATCGATGGACGCACGAGTGGTGTTGAAATACGATCTTGAAGAGTATCACTCAATGCTCCAATCGGTGCAAGTGCATAGAGTTCCCCTCTGGATTCCAAGACAGACGGACGTCCAAACGAATCCTTGAAACGATAGCCAGATCGAACGGCTTGTTGAATGTTGAAGATGACGACTTCACGAGTAAATGGACGCATGGCTTCGAATAATTCACTACGTTCCCAAATCGGCTTATGTTCCAATCGTTCGGCTAGTTTGACGAGGACTTCATCACGGACATCCAAATACGTGGAGAGAGGTCGCACATGAGTTGGATCTTCTTGCGAAGGAAATACGACACACGCAGAGACATCTGGAGTATCAATGAACGAAGGAGCTAACATTCCAAACAACTGGAACGTTTCTTCCACTCCACCTTCAGACCGTGTTTGAGGCACTGGCAGTGTCTTCCAATCGGTGGGCAATGTGTTGATCACATTTTGAAGAGGACAATCCATTGCGGATTCTGCAATGACTTTACGCACACGTGCGATCTTCATGGCTTTTTGTTCGACTTTGGTTCGATAGGTGTATTCATCAAAACATTCCTTTCCGTCTTCAGTGCGAATGACGTGGAGATACACTGTGCAGTTCTGTTGATTGAATAGAAGTGATTGATGACTGCAGGTTCGTAAACCTCGTCCAACCACTTGCTCGATACGGCTCATGTTCCACCACGGATCTAAGACGTGAATTTGTCGCATATAGCGGAAGTCTACACCTTCAGATACAATGGGACCTGCAACAATGACACGAACTTGTGAACCGTCTCGATTGCGTTCGGATTTAGAAAGACGTAGTAATTTCGAAATCTCAGCTTCAGAGATCCTAGAGGTTAACAGGATATAGGTTCCCTTTGACTGTCCCTTGTACTGAGGCGATTTCAACAACGATTCTCCAGAGACAGTTGTAAACCCATGCTCTTCCAATGCCATCGCAAAGAGGAGTGCGCCCATCTTGACAAAGTTTGAATAGACCATACACACTCCAGTTCCAGAATCAATCGATTGAATGACGGTTGAAAATTTAGCCGAATGTTGAGGCAAGGTTTCCGGTGTCAAAAAGGGATCGACGGTATATTCGTATTGCTTTCCAGACAGACGGAACAGGCTATCAAAATCCTTGTTTTCAGGAAGAACAGCTAACGTCAATTGCATTAAGGCTCTCTTCTTCTCTTCTTCGTCGGTCTTCTCAGATCGTGTTAACACAGTCTTTTGAATACCAGATGCAGTGGATTCAACCAAGTCTAGATACTGAATTCGCTCTGCAGTTGTCAATGCCTTTCCAGTATAGGATGTCTTGAGTGTATCGCGTGAGACGACTTTGGGAGGTGGAAGACGAAAGGGAAATGTGAATGGATTTTCACCTTTGACATAGGAAACATAGTCTTGACACCAGGCTCTGAATGCATCGCCGCCTGGGCCGTTCTTCAAGGTTGCATCTGGATTGAAAAAGTCTGCGAGTTTCATCGATCGCTTAGGATCTTGCTTACGATCGTTCCAACGAAAGAGGTTCATATAAAATAGGATTTCATCATAGGTGTCGAACATCGGTGTTGCAGTCAAACAGACCAACACCAATCCATCGGCTGTCTTGACAAGGTTCTCTAATCCTCGTGTAATTCCTTTGATACCTTCTTCATCTTTGGATTCGCGAATGTTGTGGGCTTCATCGACAATCAAGAGACGATTGTCAAAGTTTGCGTGAACCCACTCACGATCAATGTCCTTTTCGGTGCCTCCGAGTTTGGACATAATGAGATTACCGAACGATCCATAGGCAGTAAAGTCGTAGAACTCTGAAATGATACGATCTGCAGTGCGTTCGAGTTTCGCACGAATGTCTGGATTGTTCCAGTTTTTGGGTTCGGATTCAATACGAAGCAACATGTCCAAATACCGACGACCGGTACACTGCTTGGATTCCAAGGTTCCTGCAACAGTATCGATCTTGACACGGTTCATCTCAAAGAGTTGAGTTCGAAAGTTCTCTTGAACTGCAGCCGACGCAACAACCATCACTTTCTTATCCTGGAATTCAGGACGAAGGATGTATTCTTCAGCTACTTGAATGGCCGTGCACGTTTTACCTGTGCCTGTTCCGTGAACCATGAGAAGACTGCGATTTGGAGCGTCTGGCGATAACACACGTCGGAGGAAACGTTGTTGACTTTGGAGTTTGAACCCTGATTGTTGGGTCGTTTCACAGGCTTGATTACGGAGCGTCTTCAGCGCATCAATCGATGCAGGTGGAAGAGCTTCAGTGGAGATTTCTGCAATCTCAGGATACGTTAGGTTCACCATTGTTTACTGCTTACGAGTTTTCTATGAATAGAGCGGCCGACGACCTCCTCGTTTTGTAGGAAGTTCTTCGTCTCGTTCCAGTGAGCGTTTCATTCTAGGTTGACTTCCGAGATACAAGATATACAAAGTATTTCGTCCTGTAATGATCCTATCTTTTACCAAACTAAAGTCATTATTACGTATTGCAATTCTCCCTTCGTTCATATAGAGAGTGAGAGTATCTAGGTCCCATTTCTTTGCTCCATACATAAGATTGAGGCCTTTCTCAAATGCACTTATATAGTTCTTATCTACAGTAAGCTGTGAAACAATATCGCGTAAGAATGTAGCTTCAATTGTGATACGAGCATGTTCGATAAAGTTGACATCTGTTTCCTGCTTACCGAGTTCATTTCCAGCTTCATCTACCACAGTAAGGATTGCATCGTTGTTTGCGATCAATTCATACCGTCCCATCAACAGATCTGAATACAAGACTAGAAATCGTAGCGCGATGAAGCGTAACTCTTCTGGAGTCGATTGAGGAAGATAGGGAATGAGTTCGGTAAATACATCGCGTGATGTCTCAGTGATAACATAGTTGTCTAGAACTGAAAACGGTTTACCATCGTATCCTCGATAGTAGGATCGTTGTATGAGAACCAATGGCACATCGATTGGACTTGCCATATCATATTGTTGTTCCGAGACCGGAGTTACTTCAAACATACGCAGTTTGTTGAGGATTGATTCGTTAGGACCTCCGCCCTTCATAACGGTATCTACAGGTCGTAGTACATCGAGTGCTTTATAGATCTCTACAAAGAATGGGTCTTTAGGAGTTGTGTGGAGTAGTTCGGAGAAGTTGAAGCCATTCTCGGTAAAGACTTCTTCAGATTGTTTGGCATCGTCAAACATAGTGACAGAGAGGATCTTCTTGAGATCAGCAATATTTTTTCTCGACGCTCGTCCACCTGGACGAAGATCATTAAACGCCGACTTTTCATTGATCAAGTCCGGATAGGTTGCAAACGATGCTTGCTGAGTTTGATTGTGTTCTTGGTCCTCTTTCATCTTTCGAAGAATGGCCGTCAAATCAAAATAGGCTCGATACAATGTTTTTGGATCGGTGATTTCTTTGATGGATTTTTGAAGTTCAACTACTTTTTCTTTAAGACTTTTAAAACTTGTTCGTAGTAGACTTACGCGATAGAACACGCTACGGAGCATCTTGAGATAGTCTGTGTCAGTCTGAGTTCCCTGAATGGCTTCGATTGCCTTCTGTAAAATCCCAGGCACTGTGTCTTCAGTTATTTGAGACATCAATGCTTCCGATTCAGCTTTATACTCGGCTGTCTTGGCGGCTAACTGAGCTATCTTGGCGGCTAACTGCGCTGGATCCATTTGCGTTTCTGCATTCTTGTAGTAAATCATCAATCGAAGATCCGTACTTGTCGTGAAAAAGACATCCAATCCTAAACTGAGTGCGTATCCCAGTAAAATACGATCGACTGTCACAAGTGCTATGACTGTATCCTCTTTGCGAAGTTGATCCAAGGTCTTCGTTTCTCCGAGTGGGTTTCGTTTCACATCGGACACTGTATAGTCTCGAGATCCATCCAATAAAGATAAGGCTTGACACCAATCACCCACTCGCTTCAAATAGGGAAATAGAAACGGTGTCTTATCTGGATTCGTATAGACCAACTGTTTATTAGAGACTCTTCCACCTTTCGAAAGAGCCGATGCAATCATATTCAACGATGCGTTCTTTACATTTGCATTGGTAGAGACACTGCCAACGTGATAGGTAGTATTATCCGCAAACTTAAAATCGGCTTCTGTATCGTCTCCAGAACGTGAAAGAGTAAGCTCTGCATTTCCAAATAAGGCTTCACCATGATGTCCTGCAGATTGTAGGTTAAAGTTTGGATAAATCACTGTATTTGGAGTGTCTCTCAAGAAAAAGAGATTAGGTTGGAATGCAATGTTTGCAGGGTTCTTAGGTTTGTTTAATCCAGCCGAGGTTAACTTTGTAGCCGAGTCTGAATCGTTCTCAATGTTTTCGAGAATATAAAAAGTGCACTTGTTTTCAGGGAGCGGAGTTAGATCTGAATTGATGAGTTCAGATGTGGAAATAGTGGCTGCATCAATGATCAATGCGAACTTGGTTTTATCAGACACTGTTTCAAATCTCGACGCTATGTTCAAAATTCCAGCACCTTCTTTATCCTTGATAAGGACTGCAGAGACTTCATATGTACGTTCTCCTCCTGGAGTATTTAAGATCGTATTTGGAATACGAAGCACTGTATCCGTTAACGTGTCTTTGTTTTTGATCTTTTCGGCTTTGAAGCGTTCCTTGATACTTTTAGCATCAAACCCTATCTTCGATAACGCATCGTCTTCATCCATATAATCTGCATCATTCCCTACACTTGGAAAAATCTGTTGAGAAATGGTTGATTTGAGAAGGGTGTATGGATTGTTTCCAATAACACCGTTGAAACCAGTGGTCAAGGTTTTCACAACACCGAGACCGTATCCTTGTGCGATCTCTTTGAATCGAATTAAATCGTCTTGTGTGTATTTATCACGAGACGCAGTTCCTTCCCCAAAATCGTGCTTGAAATCAGACTTGGCAAAAACACGTAGCGTATCGATCGAAGATTGCTCTCGTGACTGTATACCACGTTCACCTCCATACAGTGGTCTTCGCATTATCTACTTTCCACATTTCATTTCACCTACCACTCCATAAGAATGTCTTCCAATCGACACTCTCCAACCGGTGCAGTCTCCAATCGCTGATTCACCTTCTCTAAGGTATCGTCTTGCGGTACCTCTTCTTCACCCTCTGGTAGTCGTGCTTCATCCACCAAGATGTCTACGAAGCCAGTACCACACGGAGGTTTCTGTCCGAACATGATGTTTGCAGAGACACCTCGCATTCCATCTTTCTCAGCCCACATCGCTGCATTGAACATGATCTTGGACGTCTCTTCGAAAGAGGACTTGGCTAAGACACCGGTCTCGTTCTTGCTCATACCAAATCGGTTGACAGGCACAATGCGTCCGCTAAAGGTCATTGTATCCACTAACACGGCAAGATGTCGGTAGTTGACCTTCTCTGATGAGAAGACTTCATTGATCTCCTCATACAATGCCAATCGTGCAGTCTCAATTCCAAACACATCATTGACTTC